CCAGCCGCTAACCCGGCTGCTATTTCTTGGTATGCTCAACTTCGCCGACGACGCCGGACGGATGGGCTATTCGCCCAAGACACTCAAGGCGCAAGTCTTCCCGAGCGATGATTTCCCCGTCGCTGACATTCAGCGAATGATCGTCGAGTTGTCGTCGAATGGTCTTGTCTTGATCTACGCCGCAGACGGGAAAGAGTATATCCAAATCACCGGCTGGCACCACCAACGTATTGATAGACCTAAGCCTTCCTCAATTCCCGCCCCATTCGTCGAAGATTCGTCGATTGATCGTCGATCAATCGCGCCTGATCTTAGCTTATCTAATAGTAAGGGAGCGGAAGTGACGCGCGACGAAGCGTCGAAGAAATTGGGGGACTTTTGCCAAGCCATCGTGACGGCATATGCCGACGCGAATTCCCCTACCTTGCCGGACACGTCGAGGGCAGGGCTTTGGCTGCAACAGGGCTTTGAACCGGAAATCTGCTTGGCTGTGATCCGGGAGATTGTCCGCAAGAAACCGAATGCTGGCCTTGCCTACTTCGAAAAGCCTATTCGCGAGGCTCACGAATCGAAGGCGCCAAAGCGGGTTTCCATCGAGCCGCCGAAGGATGATGGCGAGATCGAGGTGCTAGATCAGTTTGCGCTAGAGGCATGGGACGCTCACCGGATGAAAACCGAGGGCAAGGTTTATCCCCGCAACAAGAAAGGCGGGTGGCGCTTCCCGAGCAAGTTTCCGCCCGGATACGAGGAGCAGCAAGTCCGCGACATGCAAAATCTCGTGGTGATGAGGTCAATGCAATGATCCGCGATCCCTCGGACGGCTCGATTAAACCAACGCTGCGAACCTTCGCCGATCTTCGCGCCAGGTACGGCCCGAATTGGGGATTGAAAGGCGACGACAAGCCAAAGCGGGAAGTCAAGAAAGCCCCGACATCGGAAGAACTCGCAGAGCACTACCGGACTCACAATCTACAATTCAGGCGGAAAGAGGAAGGGTGATGCTGACAGTCAGGGTGTTTGTGAACAATCGCATCATTGCCGAAGCCGCGGCGCGCAATGTTTCGGAGCTGGCCGCCGTGTCGGATTACGATTGCCGTTTTGTTGAATTGGATGGGCCGTTCGATTGCGAAAAGTCTGGCGCGTTCAAGATCAAATCTCACAACCGCGAGCAATCATGCTGGGCACTTGTGGAGAAGATCGCACAGGGCGCGATGAAAGGTGATACCTGAAATGAACGCAGCAACCAGACGACCGCGTGGCAAGCAAGTTTCGTATGAGTTGCGGGAGTTCTCAAGCCCGACATCCGAGCGCATGTCGAAGGACGATGCGGCTATCCACGTCGTCGGCGGAAGCGAGCGGGAAGGTCGTCGGGTAATCCGCCTCACGGCGCCCATAGAACGCATGCGGGAGCGTTCTGTCTTGACGGGCAGGGAATGGGCGGGCCTCGACAAATACCGCACCCACTGGACGCTCGCGGGCATGGAGCCGTCATGTGGGAGCGTTGATCTGAACCGGGTGTTTGCGGCCAATCCTTCTCAACGTGCTGGCATGGCAATGGGTGCGCCGCAGCTTCATCACCGGCAGCAATTCGAGGCGGGAAGGACAGAGCTTGGCAACAGGACGGCAATTGTTGTCGATCGGATTGTGCTTGAAGATTGGACCCTGGAAAGCGCCGGCTACACGTTGGGATGGAGGTCGAAGCCACAGGCTATTGCAGCGGCTACGGAGATGCTTCGAGACGCAGGTTATCGGTTGAGCAAGCTGTGGGGGTTGGGCTGATGCGCCAATTGGTCACGGATACTTGATTGCGAAACGGTACAAAATGCCCTTGCACTCGGTTAAACTTTCTGGCAGACGGATAGGCAAGATACAGAATTGCGCCCAGATGTACGGCGCACAGGCCCGCCCGATGAAAATTCGCGGCGGGCTTTTCAATTCAGTTCGGGCGGCAATCCGAGCGTCCCGCGGCCACCCCCTCATTGCGCGCCACATTAAAGCGCAGCGCCGCGTTTCCCCTGCCGGATTTGCCGCCCGGAGCAGTTTTCAGGTACGCATTGCGGCCAAACCTATGGCCGCCTCGGTCGCCCCCATGCAGGGCAGTTTGACCGCGGGATTTACAGAGGCCCGTTCTATTTTTTTGTACAAGTCTTTCAGTTCGATAATGACTCCGGGTGGCGGGTTTCTACGCCCTGCTGACCATGCTGTTACCGTGTTGATAGAGACCTTATGAAACGCTGCGGCCTCACGGAGAGAGAGGCCGCAGCGTTCGCGGAGAAGGCGGTAAAGAGTCATCAAAGCGGCTCGAATGCTGGCGAAGCAACGCTCGTGCTCATGCGGTAAGCGAACTGCGGGCACTTCAGTTCGGCGAAATCTTCTGCGTTCATGCGGTCCTTGAAGTAGGCCATGAAAATATCGGCGGCCTGTTCCGCAGTAGAGGCGAAGCCGATCACGTAGGCAGTTTTGGTGGAATCGTCGAGAACTGCGATTTGGTTCTGGGTCATGGTCTTAGCCCCTTCCGGCTCTTGCTGCGGGCCATCCCGCTGCGATGAAAATGACAGTACACTAAAAATGTACAAAGTCCAATCACGAAATGTTACAAGGGTGGGGCATGGGCGAAGTCATCCAACTCCGCGACCATCAATCAAGAGCGGACAGAGAACGCGCTCAGAAGGCACTTGAAGAACATCTAAACCGGGAAGCCATAGCAATTGCCAACGAGGCATTCCCGAGCATCTTTGCTCCTACGGTTGGCCTTGTCGATTACGACCCCCGAAAACACTGGCCCAGCAATTACAGGGCGGATGAGAAAGACCCGGCTTAGGCAAGTGGCTAAAACTCCTACCGAAATCAAATCTTTGGCCCGCTCTCACACAGAAGCGGCGCTGAAATGTCTTGTTGGCGTCATGAACCAGGATGAGGCCCCGCCGGCCGCACGGGTTCAGGCTGCGAATTCTTTGCTCGACCGAGGCTGGGGCAAGCCATCGCAGCCCCATGACGGCGACGGGCAGGGCGGCCCCATCGTGGTGACGTGGCAGAAATCATAATACCTTACACTCCTCGGGATCAGTTCAAGGCTTACCACGACCGAACCGAGCGCTTTGCCAAGATCGTTGCACATCGTCGCTTCGGCAAGACGGTTGGCTGCATCAACGACAAGATCAGAGCTGCGCTGACCAATACCAGGCAATTCCCGCCGCCAAGGTATAGTTACGTAGCCCCGACCTATACCCAGGCCAAGGACGTTGCGTGGGGCTACCTGAAGCACTATTCGGCGCCCATACCGGGCATCACGATCAGCGAGTCCGAGCTGTGGGTGGAATACCCCAACGGGGCGCGGGTTCGCCTGTACGGGGCTGACAACTACGATCGGATGCGGGGACTTTACAACGATGGTGTGACCATCGACGAGCCGGCGCAAATGGACCCGAGGGCATGGCCCGAAGTCATCCGCCCGACGCTATCGGATTACGCGGGCTGGGGCACGTTCATCGGCACGCCGGCCGGCCGTGACTGGTTCTACAAGGTAGACCGGAACGACACGGGCGAGGAGTTGCCGGGCTGGTTTCGGCTGACGCTGAAGGCGAGCGAGACGGGGCTAATCAAGCCGGAAGAGCTGGAAAGCCTCAAGTCTGGTCTGACTGACGAGCAGTACGCTCAGGAATTCGAGTGCAGTTTCGAGGCGGCTGTAATTGGAGCCTACTATGGCAAGCTCATGGCGGCAGCCGAGTTCGATAAACGACTTTGCCCGGTCCCTTATGAGCCAACCGCGCAAGTCTACACAGCATGGGACTTGGGCATCCGGGACGCTACTGCCATTTGGTTTGCCCAGATGGTCGGACGGGAAATTCGTCTCATTGACTATTACGAGGCCACGGGAGTCGATCTTGGGCATTACGTCCGGGAGATCGGACAGCGGCCATATGTGTACGCTGGTCATATTGTCCCGCACGACGCCCAAGCTAAAGAGCTGGGAACGGGCAAAAGCCGCCTGGAAGTTCTGGAAAGCCTTGGGCTGAAGAACCTCGAAATAGCTCCGATGCACCGCGTTGAGGACGGTATCAACGCCGTTCGGACGATCATCCCGCGCTGTTGGTTCGACGCCAGAAAGTGCGCCAGAGGGATCGATGCACTGAAGCTGTATCGAGCCGAGTTTGACGACAAGCTGCAAGCCTTGAAACCCCGGCCCGTTCATGACTGGACGAGCCACGCCGCGGATGCCTTCCGCTATCTCGCATTGACATTGGACCGCATGACCGGAAGCAGGACCGTGGTGGAGGAACCAGAGCAGGAATGGGTCGTTTGACAAGCAAAGCAGAATATTTGCGCGCCTGCTTCAATCCCGACGCCTCGCTGTCTGAGGCCCAAACTCGCGAGTTGTCCGACGTGATGACAGTCTCTGACGACTATTACTGTCCCGGCCTTCGCGGCCGAACCGTGAAGCCAATCCGGATTGTTGACGGCACCAGGGTAATCATTGCGAGAGTGGAGAATTGGCCGGGCAACGGCAAGAACCGCGACGAATGGGCATTCGCTCGCGAGGAGTTAACCGAGGGTGACTGACGCTGAACGATACGAGCGGGCCAAGGCGTTGCTTGCCCGCGCAACGGTAGCGCGCCCCGTGTGGATTGGAGATGATGGATGGCTCAGGATTGGGCGCACTGACGATATGCGGCAAATGCTCGATGACCTCGGCATCAAAACGAGTTCGCAGTGACTGAAAAGATGGACGACGACAGGCTCAAAGCCCTGTTGTCGCAGGAAATCAGTTCAGCCCTGGCCTACGACGATACCGAGCTATCGCAGAAGCGCGCCCAGGCTCTGGAATACTACCGCGGCGAGATGAGCGACACGCCGGCAATGACCGGCCGTTCTTCCGTGGTCTCAAAGGACGTCGCCGACACGATCGGTTGGATGCTGCCCGGCATTATCCGCGTGTTCACCGCATCCGACCAGATGGCGATTTACGAGCCGAACCGTCCCGGTGATGAGGAGTTCGCCAAGCAGGCAACGGATTACGTCAATTACGTCTTCATGAAGGAAAATCCGGGCTACCGGATCATGTGGGACGCAACGCACGACTCGCTCTTGCTCGCGAACGGCATCGTCAAGCACTATTGGGACGACAAGGAGGAGTGCGAGTATACCGAGCATACCGGGTTGACCGAGGAGCAGATCGCCATCCTGCAGAGCGAGCAGGATGTTGAGATTGTCGCACAGAAGTCGGGCGAGCCGCAGATCATTCTTGCTCCCGATCCTACGGGGCAATTGGCTGAGATGCCGATCCCGACCTATGACGTGAAGATCAAGCGGGTGACGAGCGCTGGACGGTTGAAAGTCGAGTGCATCAACCCGGAGGACTTCCTGCTTAACCGGGAAGCCAAGTGCATCGAGGACGCCAGGTTCACGGCGCACCGTCAGGACGCCACCCGTTCCTATCTTATCGAAATGGGGTTTGACCGGGATTTGGTCGAGGGGCTTCCAATCGATCGCTTCTCCTCGATTCGTCAGGAGGCGATCAGCCGCGACGAAAGCGCCTCGACGTTCTTTAACAACGTCGGCGACGACTCCATGCTGATGGTTGAGTTGTTCGAATGCTACATCAAGGCTGACGTGGATGGGGACGGTGTAGCCGAGACCGTGCGGGCCTATTATGCCGGCGCACAGGGGACGGGCGAGCTTCTGGACTGGGAGGTCTGGGAGGACGACGTTCCGTTCAGCGATATCCCGTGCGAGCCGATCCCACACAGGTGGGATGCGCGATCGATCTTCGACGACACGAACGATATTCAGCGGGTCAAGACGGTTCTTCAGCGTCAAATGCTGGACAACCTCTATTGGGTGAACAACCCGATGAATTGGGCCGAAGAGAACTCGGTCACCAATCCCGATACGCTGCGCAGCCCGCGGTTTGGTTCGACGGTCTGGATCAAGAAGGGGTCGCTTCCGCCGGCACCGCTGCCTGTCCCGTTCATCGGCGACAAGGCGCTTTTGGGCCTTCAGCATTTCGACAACGTGCGTGAGATGCGAACGGGCGTTTCCCGCTCTACCATGGCGCTGGACCCTGAAGCACTTCAGAACCAGACCGCGACCGCGAACCAGAACCAGAAGGACTCGGCTTACTCTCAAATCGAGCTGATCGCCCGCAATCAGGCCGAGCTTGGTTGGAGAAGGGTGTTCAAGCAGCTTCTCAAACTGATCGTCAAGCATCAGGACCGGCCGAGGACCATCCGGCTTCGCGATACCTGGGTTGAGATGGACCCTCGATCGTGGAACGCCAACATGGACGTGTCCATCAACATCGGGCTTGGCTCCGGGTCTCGGGATCGTGACATGGCGATGCTCAACACGGTCCTGAATGTTCAGATAGCGATGACAGACAGGCTAGGCGCCGCGGGCTTTGCGCAAGAAGCATTGGAGATGGTGCCGAAGATCAACAACACAGCAACCAAGCTGGTTGAAAGCGCGGGGATCAAGAACCCGGACCAGTATTTCCTCGACATCAAGCCTGAACAGCTTGCGCAGATGAAGCAGCAGGCCGCCAATCCGCCTCCGAGCCCTGAGATGATGAAGATCCAGGCCGAGCAACAGAACAAGCAGGCCGAGCTACAGATGCGTGGGCAAGAGCTGATGGCAAACGCGCAGATTGCCGAGCAGGCGGACCAGCGCAAGGCCCAGATTGAAGCGGTACAGGCCGAGGCCGATATTGCGACGCAAGACCGGAAAATGCAGGCTGAAATGGCGCTCGCTCAACAGAAGTTCGAGTTGGAGCGCGAGCTAAAGCTGATGGACTTCCAGCTTAAGAAGCAGATGCACGAACAAGATATGGCGCAAAAGGCCGAGCAGCACCGGCAACAGATGGAAGCCGGCGTGTTCAAGTCCATGCAAAGCCAAGAGCAGCACGAGCAGAAGATGGAATCGGCGAAAGCCGCGTCAAAGGACGACTAGGACATGGCTATTTATCAGATCAACATTCTGACCAGTGCGGCCGGCGCGTTTTCCCAGACCTTCGCGCCGAAGCATGGCAAGTTCATGCAGTACCGCTATGTCCCCGATGGGACGTCCCCGCTCGATACCGGCGCCGATCTCGATATTGTCGGCGCGCAGTCCGCATTCGTCTACGCTAACCAGGACAACATCGGGACCAGCGCGTTCCAGAAATTGCCGCGCTATGCCACGCATGACGAAACGGGCGCTGCCTCGCTTTACGCGGCCGGCGGCGAGCCTGTTGAGGGTTTGATGGCGGTTGCTGAGCCGATCACGGTCACGATTGCGAACGGCGGCAATGCGCTGAAGGGCGTGCTGTATATCTGGATTGAGTGATGAATCCGGAACATCTGGCGAAAGAAGCCGACCGACTCAAGAACGACCCGATATTCAACAAGGCACTGGACGACATTCGCGCCGATGCGCTGAACGAGCTGGTTCGCGCCAACCCCGACGACAAATCGAACATCATCCGGTTGCAACAGGTTGCAGCCGTGACTGAAGAAATCCGCAACGTACTGGACCGCTACATCATGGCGGCAGACGTGCAGGAAGACGCCGGCTCCTACGCCTAGCTAGGACTCCCGGCAAAACACAAGGAAAACTGAATGTCAGATACCAATCCCGCCCCGGCGGCTGGTAACGACGCGCCGTTGACTTTCGACGACGGCGTAGACGCACTAACCGATCTGATGCCGGACCCGGAAACGGACCTCAAGGAAGAAGATCAGGGCCAGGAAGCACCCGAGGAAGAAGCCGAAGGCGAGGAGCCGGAAGCCGAAGCCGAGGAAGCGACCGAAGAGGAAAGCGAAGAGGAAAAGGACGGACAACAGGACTACGAGTCAGGCAAGTTTGCGGCCGATACCGCGAACGTCCGCCTGAAAGACGGGTCGGTTATCTCCGTTCAGGAACTCAAGCGCGGATTTCTCTCTCAAGCATCGTTCACTCGCGGCACTCAGGAAAACGCCAAGGAAAGAGAAACCTTGGCCTCCCAAAAGGCCGAAGTCGAACAATACGCTCGCACCTTACAGGAGCAGCGGGATTTAGTTCTTCGTGTTTCGCAGCAACTCCTTCCGCAGCCGCCGGATCGTACCTTGATGGACGCGAGTTCACCAAACTACGACCCGCTCCGGTATTTTCAGCTGAAGGAAGACTACGAAACGAAGGTTGGTGCGATATCGCAGTTGCAGTCCACCGCGCAGGCCGACGTGGCCCGCACGACGCAGGAGCAGCAGCGGGCGCAACAGGAACTGCGCGACAAAGAGGCCAAGCGACTTGTCGAGATCATGCCCGAGCTGAAAAAGCCGGACGTGTACAGCAAGTTCTGGTCTGAGGCTGTCGATACGATGGGCGAATACGGCTTCTCGCAAGAGGAGCTGGCGAACGCCATCGATCATCGCATGTACCCGGTATTCCGCGATTTGGCGGCATATCGAAGGGCGCGCAAGAACCTCCCAACCGTAAAAAAGGACGTGCAGTCGAAACCCGTACTGACGGGATCGAAGCGCATGGACCCGAAGGCAAAAACCTCCCGCGAGCATCTGGCAAGGAAAGAGCAACTGAGGAGAACCGGCGATTTTGACGCCGGGGTCAACTCGCTCATGGACCTTGATCTCTAATCTTAAAGGAGTGGCCTTATGGCCCAGATCAGCAACACCTACGAAACTTACGACGCGACCGGCAATCGAGAAGAGCTTGCCGATCGCATCTATCAGATCACCCCGGAGGAAACCCCTTTCCTCTCCCTGATCGGCCGCAAGCCGGTATCGTCTGTTCATCCCGAATGGCAGACCGACACGCTTGCAACGCCCGACACGTCGAACAACCAGCCGGAAGGCAACGACTGGTCCTACACGGCGATCACCGCGACTTCTCGCGTGGGTAACTACACGCAGATTTCGGACAAGCGAATCATCATCTCGCGCACCCAGGATCGCACCTCCAAGGCCGGCCGCAAGTCGGAACTGGCCCGTGAGGTTGCCAAGAAGGGCGTTGAGCTGCGTACCGACATGGAAGTGATTACCCTGAGCAATCAGGCATCGCTTGCCGGCACGGGCAACGGCGCGACCAACCGAAAGCTTGGCGGTCTCCGTGCGTGGCTGTCGAGCAACGACGACATGGGCTCTGGCGGTTCGTCCGGCGGGTTCAACACCTCGACCAGCGTTGTTGACGCTGCGACCAACGGCACCCAGCGCGCCTTCACCAAGGCTATTCTGGATTCAGTCATCCTGTCCACCTACAACGCGGGCGGCAATCCGAATACGCTGATGGTCTCGCCCTACGTCAAGACCGTGTTCTCGCGCATCATGGACGACGCGGACGTGGTTCCGCTGCGCACCGATGTGAAGGGCAAGGGTCAGGCAACCATCATCGCCGCGGCGGATATGTACAGGTCCGACTTCGGACTGATTACCGTCATCCCGAACCGTCAGATGGCCCGCGCGGGTGCAACCATTGCCCGCAACGCCTTCCTGATCGACCCGAAGATGGTTGCGCTTGGCGTGTTCGACGACATCCAGCTCGTCAAGCCCGCCAAGACCGGCGACGCTGAAAAGCGCGTGCTTGTCACCGAGTACACGCTGTGTGTCCACAACCAGGCAGCGCATGGCGTTGCGGCCGACCTCTACGGCATGACGGCCTCGAGCTAAGGAGAAACGCAGATGCCTGTCACTCATATTCCCGTCACCGTGGGCGACGTTACCGCCTACACCGTTTTGGCGGACAATGCCGGTCTGGTTCATTACGTTCCCGACCTCACGTCTACCTGCACGTTTACGCTGCCGACCCCCAAGGCCGGCATGTGGTTCGAGTTCGCTTATATCGGCGACGCGGCGGATGCCGCTAGCTGGGTAATCGATACCACGTCAGACACCTATTACTTCAAGGGCGGTCTGATGTTTGCCGATCAGGACGGCGATGCCCTCGCCCCCATCGACGGCGACGGCAACAGCAACTCCAAGCTGACCGTGGTTACTCCGGAGCCCGGCACGAAAATTCGGGTCGAGTCCGGCAACGGTACGAACTGGTATCTCAGCGGGTACGTGCTGAGCGCGACCATTCCGAGCTTCGCCGACCAGTAAGCGTAACACCATCACTGAGGGGGCGGGCTTTACGGCTCGCCCCTTTTTCATGGGCGCTCCCGGCCCCAACCGAAGGATTTTTCCAAATGGCACTCTCCGCTGGCAATGACCAGAACCAGACCACCTCTCGCGTTCTGAACCAGATTCAGTATGCGATCACTGACGTTGCGGCCGACATCACCACCGCGACCACTTCCGACGTTTTCATGTTCTTCGACGCATCGGACAGCTACGAGCCGAAATACGGCGACGGTGCCAACGTGCTTGAAGCGGCCGGCGTTACATCGTCTGCGGCCGAACTCAACATCCTGACCGGCGTTACCGCAACCGCTGCGGAAATCAACGGCGCGGCTGATGTGTCGAGCCGGCTGGTAAGTATCACGGACGCTGCGACCTATACCGTGCTTGCGGCCAACAGCGGCAAAACCCACGTTTTCCCCGATCTGACGGCGAGCTGCACGGCGACCCTCCCGACTGCGGCGGCTGGTCTGGAATTCACCTTCATCGGCAAGGGCGTTGCGGCCGACGCGCAGGACTGGATCATCAAGTCACCGAGCGCGACGAACTACTTCATCGGCGGCGTTGCGTTTGCCGATACCGATGCTGGCGCGGGCGCTGACGAAATCCATGCCGGCATATACTCCAACGGGTCGTCCAACGACTTCCTGACGATCACCACCCCCGGTGCCGGCACGCGGGTTTACGTGATTTGCGACGGCACGAACTGGATCGTCAACGGTCAGGTGTTCTCGGCCACCGCACCGGCCTTCTCTGACACCTAACAACTACGGGCGGGTGATGAGCCCGCCCGATCACTTCAGGAGCAATCATGCCGAAAGGCGTTTACGAGCGCAAACCCAAGGAAGAACCAATGGCAAGCGAAACCGCTGCACCCGTGCAGCCTTCGGAGAAACTGTTCCCGGTCAAGCTCCTGAAGAATTACGTGCCCATCGGGAAATTTGAACTGGTTGGCTATCACCGTCCGGAAATCAAGCAGAAGGACAGCGCAGGCAGGGTTTCCATCGTGCAGGAAGCAGCGTTCATCGAGGGCGAGATGGCACCGCCTCCGTTCCCCGGCGTGGGCTTCGAGACCAAGATTTGGTCCGAGACCGTTCTGAGGCTTCCGATTGACGAGGCCAAGCGACTTGTTGGCAAGAACCTCGCTGAACGTGCCGATGCAATCCCAGGCTGACCCATCCCGAATTCCTGACGACGCTTGGGAATACGAAGGACAGTCGGCCGATGGCTTGCGCGTTCATTACATCCATTGGGTGGACCGCGAGCGCGGCATCTTCTTTCGCAAGACTGAAAACCTTGTCGAGGAGTCGTTGCTCAAGTTCAACGCGGAAAGCCTGAACATGTCGCATGGAATGCGGTTCAGTGATGAACCGATCGGGACCAAGGTGGCGTCCATTCCCCTGAACATCTTCTATCGCGACATCGCGCCTCGGGCCAAGCAGGGCGATCAGGACTTCATGAAGTGGTTTCTCGATAAGGACGAAAACCGGCCGTATCGCACTTTCCGGGGGCGAATGAAATAAGTGGCAATCAATACCTATGCGACGCTGGTTAGCGCGATCACGGAATGGCTAGCGAGGGATCAGGACGCGACCTTGACCGCGCGCATTCCCGACTTCATCACGCTTGCGGAGGCAAAGTTCAATCGCAAGCTGCTCCATCCGAAGATGGAAACGCGGTCAACGACCTCGGTTGATACCACTTCGACCTCTCCCGAATTCATCACGCTTCCGTCCGATTTTCAGACCATGCGCAGCGTTCGCCTTTCCGGGGTCACAGGCAAGCCGCGCCTTGCGTTCATGACCAAGACGCAGATCGACGATTACCGATATTCAATCGACAACGTAGAGGATCAGCCGGTCTATTTCGCGATTGTCGGGACTGAGATGGAATTAGCTCCGACGCCCGGCGAGGACTACGAACTGGAAATGGTCTACCGCGCTAATATCTCGGCTTTGACCTCTGGCAACACCACGAATTGGCTCCTGACGCTCGCGCCCGATCTCTATCTGTATGGCGTGCTGATGGAAGCCGCGCCTTACCTCAAGGATGACAACCGGATCGCGGTTTGGGCCAGCGGGATGCAAACCGCACTGGAACAACTCAACACGCACGGCGCACGGCAGTCGTTCGATTCCGGCCCGTCTGAAATCTGGCTTCCGGGTGTGACGCCTTGAGCGAAACCTGGACGCCGGCAAGTTCAACGTCTGAGAGCTGGACGGCAACGACCGTGGGCGATGTTGTGTTTAGCCCACTGGTGTTCTCTCACGCCACTTACACAAGCAAATATGTTTTTGCGTTCAGCAACGCCTCTTCCGACTCGGAAGGCTGGCACAAAAGCACTTCTAGCTCTGAAAGTTGGTCTGCGGCATCATGACGGCTGTAATTACCCATTCCACCGTTACGGGCGCGCCGGCTGACTCTACGGCGCTTGTGGACGGCGTTGCGTGGGATGCTAATCATACGATTACGGGCGAGGTTGCGCCGTCGCAGGGCGGCACGGGCGTTGCCAACAACGATTCATCTACGCTGACGATCTCAGGCTCGTTCGGAACGACGTTCACAGTTACGGCGACGACCTCGTTGACACTGCCGACGACGGGGACGCTTGCGACGCTGGCAGGGACGGAAACTTTCATTAACAAGACGCTGACCAACCCGATCATCACGGGAGCCACGCTTGGCGCCGCGACGATCAATATCAGCGGCAAGATTACGCCGTCGCAGATTACGGCGGACCAGGATAATTACGCGCCGACCGGGCTTTCGACTGCAACCGTTATCAGGATCAGTTCTGACGCTGCACGTAATATCACGGGTCTTTCTGCCGGGACGGATGGCGACATCAAGATTGTCGAGAATGTCGGGTCGTTCTCGATCACGCTGAAGGACGAAAGCGCGTCGTCAACGGCGGCAAACCGCTTTGCCCTGACCTCAGACCAAATCCTAAGCCCCGATTCCGTTGTCATCCTGAAGTATGACGGGACCAGCGCGCGGTGGCGGGCGGCCGGCGGCGGCGGGTCAACCTTCCTTGACTCGCTGTTCACGCTTCAAGACGACGGCGACACCACCAAGCAAGCGCAGTTCCAGCTTTCCGGCATTACGACTGCAACGACGCGGACATATACGCTTCCGGATGTGTCGGACACGCTGGTTACGCTCGGTGCCACCCAAGAGCTTGACAGCAAGACCCTTGATTCTTCGGTCGCTAAAGGGACCTGGACAGCTTCCGGCACATGGACGATCCCGGCGGTCACTTTGGGCGGCACAGTTTCCGGTGGCGGGAACCAGATCAATAACGTCATCATTGGCAATTCCACGCCGCTTGCCGGCTCGTTTACCTCGCTTGCCTATTCCACGACGCTAACCGGCACGTCCACTAATGCCAGCGCCCTTGCGATTGGTCGTCAGGGGGCAACCGATCCTGTCCTGAAGGTCAATGCAGCCACCTCGTCTGTTGCAACCGGCATCGAGATAACGGGCGCGGCAGCCGCGGGCGGCGTCAATGTTGCGGCAATATCGTCGGGTACAAATGAAAACCTGACGGTCAACGCCAAGGGTTCTGGTACAATCACCCTTGGCAACACCTCGACGGGGGCCATTACCCTCACCCGCGCCACTACCATGAGCGCGGCACTGACCTACGGCGGCGTGACGCTTTCCAACGCCGTTACAGGCACCGGAAACATGGTACTGGCGACCGCCCCGACCATTTCGACCATAACCCTATCTGGCGGGCAGATAGGGTTTCCCGCCTCTCAGAGCGCATCGTCGGACGCAAACACCCTAGACGACTATGAAGAAGGCACTTGGACGCCCGCAATTACTTGCACAACTCCTGGCAATCTTTCCGTTACCTACAGCATCCAGAGCGGGTTCTATACCAAAGTCGGGCGGATGGTGTTTGCACATTATGACGTAACGACTTCCGCCTTCACTCACACGACTGCATCCGGGACATTCATTATTTCAGGATTGCCGTTCTCGGCAACGTCTAGCATCACATGGCGGGGCCTGGTGCGAGGTGGTGGCTGGACAAAAGCGGGATACACGCAACTGCTTTCGTCAATTGTGAGCGGTGGAACAAACGTCACAGTCGCCGCAACTGGAAGCGGTTCGGCAGCAGGCGGCCTTGCGATCACGGAATGCCCAAGCGGCACAGCGCAAACTTATAACGGCTTTATAGCCTACCCGGATGCGTAAGGAGAAAGAAACGTGATCGAAAAGAAGACCGTTATTGACCGCATAGAGGTTGATCGGGCGGGCGTGGTCGGAATTCGCTTCGGTCTCCTGCTTGTGGAGAATGGCGTAGAAATCGACTGCAAATGGCACCGCACGGCCATTGAGCCGGGCGGCAGCGTGGATGCACAAATCGCAGCCGTTGACGCTCATTTGCAGTCGATGGGCAAGGCCACAGTCGAAAAGTCCGGCGGGAGTGTGGACCGGCTGAAGTCGATTGTGACGGTGGTTCATACTGACGAAGTAAAAGCGGCGCACGCTGCCGAACGTGCAAAGCGCGTCGAATTTTAGCAATCAAGCAATGATTGGCGGCTTCATTTTCTGCAAAAAATCTATCTCTTCAGCAACGTCTTCCAACTCGAAAATTCCTTCGTTACCAATAAACTTCACATACATTTCGAAAACGTCGCCGGTCACCCTTACCACCGTGATTTCGTCGTTACTTTTGATGCGACACCACCAGAATCCCGGCGTTGGCTCCCTATTATTGATGATTGGTCTATTCATCCATCCCTCGCAACAAGCTGCAAAACCCTGAGAAGCAATAGCCCATAAATGCCCCTCCTGCAATTCGGCGAATACCGTCCAGACGTATCCGACTACGAGGCGCAGGCGACCAAGAACATTCTAAACGTGGTTCCGCGCGGAGATGGCTATGGGCCGTTCTCTGCCTTTGCGGCGGCCACGTCTGCGCTTCCCGATGCTTGCCGTGGCGGTTTCTACGCGCTGAAATCGGATGGTTCGGTGCAAGTCTTTGCCGGCACGGAAACGATGCTCTACCAGCTCAACAATACCGATTTGAGCTGGACGCCGGTTTCGCGACTTGCCGACTGCACGATTACGAACGCAAGCCCCGGCGTCGTGACCTACACCAACACGTTCGCGGCAAATCAGCCGGTTGTGTTTAGCGCCGGCTCTGGCACCTTGCCGACAGAACTTGTCGCCGGGACGGTCTACTATGTCCACGCTACGGGCCTTTCCGGCACCTCGTTCAGTGTGTCGGCAACGGCCGGCGGGACGCGCATCAACACGTCCGGCGGCTCCGGTACGGTCAAGATAACAGGGCAATATTCCGCGCTGTCTTCCGATGCCAACTGGCAATTTGCGCAGTTCGGCTCGCTTGTGAAGGCCACGCAGGAAAACGAGCCTCTACAGACTTTCACGCTTGGCTCGTCCTCGCAGTTCGCGGATAACTCCGGGTCTCCGCCTCAGGCCGCCTATATCGCGGTCGTCGGGCGGTTCCTGGTGCTCTCGGGCCTTCTGTCCAACCCGTTCCGCATTCACTGGTCGGCACTGAACGACACGACGGGATGGACGAGCGGGACCAGTTCATCCGACTATCAGGACTTTCCTGACGGCGGCATTGTGCGCGGCGTGGCGGGCGGCGAGTTCGGGGTGATCTTTCAGGATCAGACCATCCGGCGCATGTCCTATATTCCGGGATCTCCGATCATCTTTCAGATCGATCGCATCACGCAGGATGAAGGACTGTTCGCACCTTACTCGATGGTTTCGACGGGCTCGACGGTCTACTACTACTCGAACAAGGGTTTCAAGAAAATCGAGGCTGGCGGGCTACCGCAGCAGATCGGGCGGGAGCGGGTGGACCGGACGACGTTCACCGACCTCGACCGCGGCAATCTGCAACTGTTTCAGGGAGCAGGAGACCCAAGGGGAACGCGGGTGTTCTGGGCCTACAAGTCGGGTGCTGGTGCTGCGGACCTCTACGACAAGATACTCGGCTACGACATCGCGCTTGACAGGTTCTTCCTGCTTTCCGTGACGGGGGAATATCTGCTTGGCGTCTCGCAGGCCGGTATCACGCTGGAAAACCTGGACTCGGTGTCGTCGTCCATCGACGCTCTGACACTAACGCTTGATGCTTACGCTTCCTCGGTGCAGCCGCAAATCGCTCAGTTCAACAGCGAACACAAGCAGGGCTTCTTTACCGGCGACAACCTGGAAGCCACGCTGGAAACCGGCGAGCAGGGCAACGACGGCGGCA